GAGTCGTCAGCTTCCGCTCGAAAGCAACACTGAAGACACCGCCAAGGTCTAAAACGTTATTGAAGAAATATTCTCCAGTGGCAAGCCGCGTCCCAAGAAAATCAACAGAAGACAAATTATCAACGTTGATCACATCATCAAACGATGCGTCGCCATCCAAGACTAAGCCGTCAAATTCAGTGCTAAAGAACGTTCCAGACTTTTCCCCTTGGAATGCGGGGCTGTCCTGGTCTTCCCTACGGACTTGAATATCAAGCCTAGGAATTGGATTCGGAAGATCAATAACAGCACTGCGAGCGTTTACGCTGCGATGNTCCTCAGGCGTTTCAAACTTAACNAGATATTCGCCCTCAATAAGTGGCAAAATTGCATAATTNGTTCGNGCTTCAACGCGCCTTAAAAGCGTGCTATTTGGCCANGTTCCAGTTCCGTCAAGTTGAGGNGCATGACGAATNATNGCNACAAACGTGCTTTTGTTTAATGGTGTTGCTGGAATCTTCCATCTCAAAACTGCTTGGTCATTTGCTGCCGATTGAATNGTTACGTCTTCAGCGTCAGGAGGCAGAACAATTTTGCTTGGGTTGTCTGGATCAATTTCACCAACAGGAATATTGAAAACAGCTTTAATCCACGCAGATTTCCTGTCAACAGGAGGCGCACCAGTTGAACGAACTTCAAACGTTAAGGCAGTTCCAGGCGCAATTCCATCAATCTCGTAGTTAATGTTTGTCGTCGTATCTGTTCTGTAGTTGCCATTTGCGACTTTGTATCTAACCTCAAAGCCAAATGTGACTCCATCAATGCCACGGGACCAGTTGGCTGTAACGCGGTTGATAGTGTTATCGCCTTGATTGACTTGGCCTGCAACTAGCTTTAAGTCGTAAGGCTCTGCTGGTGGATCATTGAACAACGTAATATCATCAAAATCAAGCGGAGAACCAAGGTCTGCTGTGTCATAAATACTGTCGTTATGCTGAACGCCTGTGATGGCAAATTGACCATCGCCATTGTCAGCAACTGACAAGCATCTAAATTTCTGCTCATTGACGCTGCTTGAACTAATCGACCATATCGACTGCGCTAAAGGTGCAGAACTAAAAGACGACGTATTAATTGTTGAACCTGAAACGCTACTGATCGACTGCGTTTGAACCGTTCCATCAGCCAATGTGCAAGTCAATTGATGGCTTGACCCAGGAGGCAATGCAACCGTTTGATCCACAACAATTGCCGAAGCTGTTGCGCTACTGACGCGACCAGCAAGCCTGACACCTTGCCGCATCTCATCAGATACAGCAAAAATTTGACCCGGCAGAACAACAGCGCCTTGGAGTCCAGTTGTAAAACTAACGACTTCTCCGTCAATCTCTTCAGATGCCAGCATCCAACGGCCTAGCCGTAATGCTTGAAATCTTGAAGTGGCCCCAAAAGCTATGATCTCTTTCGTTTGGTAGCCGTACTTAGTAATCAGCTCAGGGTCTTCAATGCAAACATAATTTGACTTATAGAAGTTATCAGGGTCGTTGTATCGAACTTTGATGCTTGTGCTACGTGTTTTTAACGATGTCCCTGAATAGCTAAAAGCCCCACCAATAACATTGCTGTTTGAGTACAGATGGACAGGCGATAAATCTGTGCCAGCTAAGCTTCCGTGGTCGGCTGTGGCCTGGATCGTATTTGCTTGCCAATACAACATCCCACGAAATACGCTTGCGAGATCCTGCAACAAGCTAAAAGCTTCCGCTTGATTGCCAATAACAGTGTTACAAGCAAAGCGCGGTTCAGTTGAGCCGTCTGGGTTAGTAACTAACTGATTTGCATATTGAGCAAGAGGGTACAAATCTACCCAGCTAGTGTTTGCAGCACTAACGAAGTCGCCCGCTCCATAACGCTCATTCGTGAGCATGTCATAAAAACAGCAAACCGGGCAGGTAGTAAAGCTAGGCTTTATCGAACCATCAAAGTTTCCGCTAAATTCCAAGCTGCCATCTGCTCTAGCCGTTGCGTTGCTAGGTATTTGAACAATGCGGCCTCGTATCTTGTAAGCTCGCGTAGGCAACGAACCAAACTGTTTAGTAGAAAGGGATAAACCTGCAACAGCGCAAAAAGGGTATCCGCTGAGGATTGTTTGAATCTCAATCAGCGAAGTCCAAAAAATCCTGTTTCCACGACCGCTTGACAACGAAATGTTTTTGTTGACTTCCGTAAAGTTTGCAAATTTAACCTCAAAATGTTCTTCTCCTAGATTAATCTTGCGAACTCGAATATTCCAAGGGCCGCTGCCATTCAGATTGATTCGAGGCGTTTTGAATTGATAGTCACCAGAAGAAATGCCGGTGATGGTTCGATCGTAAACAGTGTTGTAGCTGCTGCCTGATGATTGAACGTCAACAACAACCCGAACAGTACCGTTAAACGCTTGCCCCTTCGCCAAGCCCTCTTGAGCTGTAGAGAACAAAGCAGGGATAGACAGCAAAAGCTCAAAGGCTTCAATGTCTGTATCTGTGATTTGCCTAATAAGCTGCCCCGCCCCATAATCGCGGGCTGTTACTTCATTCTCAGTGTTAAGCGTTTCGCTGTAATTTTGCCCAATCTCAACGTTTATGTCTGTGATCGTGGAGCTACCATCAGCACTTTGACCTAGCTGACTCTGAGTCCTGCCGCCTGGTTTGAAGTCATAAGAGACATCTTCCTCCGTAAAATTGCGAAAGTTTCCTGACCTGATTGGTGTTTCGTCAAGAAAAATGCCTTCATCCGTACCAACGATGCCTTGAATCGGCCCTTCACAGAGCAAATCGACAAAACGGATGACAGAAGTGGAATTGAGAGCCATGTCGGTATTCTATCCCCGTTTTAGTGTGCCACCACGACGCTTGTTTCTACGTGCTCTCTTGTCACGCCTACGCTTCCTTCTTCTTTCACGCTTTCTTTCGCGTTTTGCAAACTTAGCCTGCTTAGCTGCCGGTTCGTTTTTGCTTTCATCAAAAAACCGAGTGTATCCTGCAATCATCGTCTTAAGACGACAGCTGCTGTCTGCCTTGAAATCAATGATTCTTATCCTTATCCTGAGGTTCCCGGTATCAGATGTAATTTTTGCATAGCGAATATAATGACAAAATCTGTATGTTTGATTGCCCGTCAAAAGGCCTTGAATTGTTGAACGGATATTTGCCGTGATTGGGTTTGGTTGGTCGTCAACCTCTGTTGTTACTTCAACTTCGTAAGTAATAAAACCATCAACAAGCGTGGAACCTGCACCGCTAACAAGGTTAAATAATCCCCGATCTAGTTCAAAGAAAACTTGAAGATTTTCATGACGCGAATCTTCTTTCGCGTCTACATGTGTATATTTGACCTGATTACCATTTGACAACGTAAGGATTTTTTCAAACGTTGTGCTTGCGCCAAAATTAACCTGGCTTGGCGCCCAAGTCCGCGTCCTTATTCCTGAAACCTCTGCAACCGTATCTGTAATGTTCTCTCCACCGATCAAAATCGTGTTAGGGCCAGGCTCTTTAATAAAATTCTTTAGCGGATCAGATTCGTCAGTAATGTCTATGTTTGCCGAAAGTAGATGACTACCAATTAAAACTTCCCCGTAAGCAACCGGAAGAGTTGCACCAACGCCAACCGTATTAGCCGCCCCTGTGTATGCGTATGACTGTTTACCATCAGAGCCTCTCGTAATAGATTGCGGGCCATCTGTACTTAAGCTATCGCCACTGCCAAGACGATTGGGCCCACCGTAAGATCCTACGTTTGGGAGGGTTGGCTGCGGTGACAACATCTGCGAGACGCCGCCAAGAATTAACGACGCACCAATTGCACCAATAGCTGTTGAGGCAGCAGCGCCCAAAGTAAACGCGCCAGCAGTCAGGCCAGCACCCAAGCCAAGAAAACCAGCGCCAGCGCCTGCTGTGACGATTGCAAACGCAACCAAACCAATACCAGCCAAAATCTTGCCAGTGCCTTCGCCACTACCCGTGACAACAGGCGTCAAAATCAAGTCATTGCTACCCAACGGCAGCTGTAAATCTGCATAGTCAAGATCCGTTCCAGCCTGAATCAGCCTGTAACCAATGCCGTTTTCATGCGCGTGGATCAGCTCTTCCTGGAACTCAGGCGTGTTAATGCAAAGCAGCTTGATCGCATCCGCAGGAGTCCGCAAGTTGTAATAGGTGTGCTCTACACCGTATTTCTCGCCTAAATCACCCAGCAGCCGAACGGTCTGCTCCATATCGAAAAACTGCCGCGACCCTCTGGACATAGTACTGCCGTAAAGGTTCCACCGCACTTAATGAATCCTGACGTTGATGCAAAATCTGCTCATCAGGCAACAAAATTGCTGCGTGCATTGGTGTGCGCGTATGAAGCCGCATGATCAAAACATCGGCAGCTTTCCTTTGACTCCACTCGACTTGCCTGAATCCAATGGCTTGTGCTTGCTGCAAAAAAATGCTTTCAGAGACTTCAAGATCTTCTGGCCTTGCAAAATCAGGCAGGCTTATTCCCTCTAGCTTAAAAAAATCCCGTACCAAAGAAAAACAATCATTTGCGCCATAATCCCACTGGCGACCAATCAGGGATTGATAGTTGACCATTTCTGATTAGGAATTGAGTAGATGTGCCAAGGCAGATTAGTTTGCTTGCATGAAGCTAAATCAGCTTCGCTAGCTGGACCGCCTTGCGGGTGCGAATGCACAATAGCTTCAACCGTTCCATACAAAGCAGCAACAGCGTAATCACCAGGATTCAGTATGAAGTGCTGTTCAGGCTCATCAGCAATATTCCGGCAACGCCAATAACGACCGTCCATCACAACACCGCAAGCCTCCTTCGGTGATTGCTCTACAGCATGTTTTTCAGCATCACACCTGAAGTCTTGCACCAGGGAACCCTCCGAATGGCAACAATCCACTGGTAAAGCGTAGCTCGCAACTGGTGTAACGCTTCCCGCATACATCCCCAGCGGAATCTGTGGGATTGTCGTTGATGTCAAAGAATCGATTGGCGTTGTATCCGCATTCTGTGCCCTTATATTTCCAAGGGCAGTGCTCNAAAATTTGACGCCGAGGCAAAGCAAGATTTGTCAGATCNAATTTGCTTGTNAANTCAAACTCAACAAGCTCAGGGTTTTCAGCCGCCACTCTGTCGATGTACCAAACTTCGTCTTCAAATTTGGCCGTAGGGTCAGCAGTTGCATTGCCAGCTGAGAAGTTATCGGCATCAAGAAACTTTTTACATGTCCTGATGCGCGTCACTTTGGCTTGCAACGGGTTGTAAAGCACAATCAAAGCAGAAATGCCGTTATTGGCATTTGAAACCTTCATGGAAGGACGCGGCAACGTGCCTTTACTCGTCACCTCAAAACCATCAACCTCGATGGGGAATGCGGTGTATGTGATCTGATTGAAAACAACGTCTGACGTTAGCTCGTTCGTTCCAGCGTGATAGAAGAAAGTCTGATCAACTCCGTTTACGGCAGCAGTTAGCTCAAGCTGAAACAGCTCAATAATGGCTGAGGGTTCGAGTGACTGGAGCTGTTCTTGGATCGACTGTGGAGTGCTCATGCTTCAAACACCTGCTCAAATGTGGCTGTAATCGTGGCGCGGTTGAGATATGGAATGGTTTTGCTCCATTCTTTGCAGATGTATTTACCGCTTGCTGATTCCCCTGGCGGTGTAAACGTAAAGTTTTCCTGACCAGCGCGAGCGTCTAAAAATGTCTCAATCGTGTCTGAGTCAGTTTCTGAAACCTCAAAAGTCAAGCTGTAAGTTTTGGGGTTTTGATTGATTCCAAAAACTGTGCGCTGACTGTAGCCGCTCCCAAACTGAGCAATCCTGACGTTTGGGGCGCTACTTTTGACGATGCCATAGGTTGGCGTGATTGAAGGAAAAGAAGCCATTAGCGTGAGAGAAGTCCTCCAGGTCGTTGTTGCTTGATCAATTCAGCTTGAACGGCTGCACCAATTGCAGAGCCAAGTTGTTTTGCGCCTTGGCCGTCGCCTTCGGCTTTTGTCCCTGATGCGTCAACATTTACGACCACGTTAGCGCCACCGCCTAATGATCCATTTGGGGCAATGCTGCCGCTGCGACCTGGGGTGAACAACTCAGGGCCTCTTTCCCCGACAAGGTAAGAGCTGCTGCTCATTACGCTGCCACCGTTGGCCCTGCCTCCGCCAAAGAGCTTGCCAAAAATGCTGCCTTCTCCCCCAAGCCCGCCAAGTAAACTGTTTATGCCAAATTTCAGCAAGATGTTGGCAAGGCTTCTAAGAGTGTTTGACGCAACCTCTGCCAATGACTTGGTGCCATCAACAGCAGCGGTCAAGCTATCAACAATGCCGGTTGTAATTGTTTGGCCGATTGAGCTGTAAAGCTGATTCATCTTTTCAGCTTGCTCCTGTAATTTTGCGTCTACCTGCTGAGCCGCAATAAATCCTGCTTTTACGCCCTCAATGGCTTGAGCAGTAATCTGTGCATTTATTTCGCTTGCTTCTTTGAAGTTGTCTTTAAAAATAGAGGCAAGCTCAAGTGTTCCATCAATTTCATTTTTAAGCAAGGCAACGGTTCTTTCTCTGGTCATCATTCCAGACTCAAGAATCCTTTGCGTTTCTTCCTCTCTTTCTAATCTGTTTTGTTCGTAAACGTCACCCGACAGCCTTGCTTGCTGCATTTTCATCTGTATAGCAAACATCGCTTCTGATATATCTTTTTGCTGCTTTAATTGAGCCGTGCGCTTGCTTCCACCGCTAGAGCCTGACAAATTTAAAGGTGTTGTCCCTTTCTTGGTACTATCGCCTGGCAAGACAGCCGCTGACGGTGGAAGCTGTCCAAACACTTGACCATCAATCTTCGCCAGCCTTCTTTCAAGTTCCTTCTGGTAGAGAGTAAGAAATCTTGGATCGTTTGCTCCAACTCCAGGCAACTGGCGTCTTGTCGCGTCAGTCGCAAGCATTTCCGCTTGACCAACCGCAGCGCCCCCGCGACGCAAGCGTGTCGTAACGCTTGAAATTCCTTTAAGCAATCCTCCAATCAAACCGCCAATAAATTTAATTGGCTCTTCTAAGTCTCTTATGATTTGAGCAAGATCTGCAAAAGCCGTAGACATTTGCGGAACAATTGTTTCAGTGGCAGCCGCCGCAACATCTTCTGCCGCATTCTGAAAGTTTTTTATTGCTGCCGCTGGCCCGCCCAAAGCCTCCGTAAGTTTATCCGCACCCTCCGTCTCTATTCGCTTTAACGCCTTAATGACAATATCGCTAGTAATTAAACCTTCAGCCGCGTACTCTTTTAACTTGCCTGCTGCTATTCCGGTTTCGTCGCTAATTGCTTGCAACACCAACGGCGCTTGCTCTGAAACGCTTCTAAATTCATCACCTCGCAACGCTCCAGAGCCTAGTGCTTGACTCAATTGAGTAAACGAGGCCGCAGCTTCCTGAGCTGTCGCTCCGCCTAAAACAGCCGCAGTCCTAAACCCGCCAAAAGTAGAAGTAATATCTTCAAGCGTTACCCCTAAAGGTCTTAAGCGAGCGTAAGCATTTGCAATCGCTTGGTTGGCCTCTGTTTGGCTGAGGTTAAATTTACTTGCCGCAGCACCCGCAGCAGCCTGCAATTCTGCAACCTCTCCATATCCTCTGGCCAGCAGCTTTAATCTACGCTCAGACTCAACACGGGAAAGGCCAACCTGAATTGCTTTGTATGCCGCAAATGCAACACCGGCCGCCTTAACGGCAGTTCCCACAGTTCGCATCCGCTTACCAAGTTGAGCAGCGCCAGACTCTGCATCGCGCAAAGCACGCTTCGCCCGATTGCCCATGAACTGAAAAGCTTGAGCAACCTTTCTTGTTGCTTCATTTGTTTTCTTCAAACGCTGCTCAACCGTAAGAGCTTCTTTCTGAACTCTCTTTAAAGGGTTGACTGCTTTTGTTGCACTAACAATTAACTCGACGTTGGATACTGCCACGGCCACCTCAGCACTCGCCTAATCTTACCGCCGACTCGACTTGGCGCGATCCATTGCCTCCTTTTCCTTTTCTCCCTTCAATTCGTAGTAAGCAGCAAAATGAACAAACTCCGCATCGGTTAGTTCCGTGCGAAGTCTGCTCACTGTCATTCCTAGCTCGCAGGCCAGATGAAACTCAAAAAAGAGCCAGCCATCCTGCGCTAGTCGTTTTTTGCTTCTTTAAGATCCTCGTCACCGCCAAGACCAAACAAGAACAACTCAACTTCATTCAATACTGACTCAGGCAGCTGACGTTGCAGTTTTGGAGCATCAGCAGAGGCGAACGCCTTGGTTCCATCCTCAAGCTCTGCCTTTTGACAAAGCATGTAAGTGCTGATGTCTAGGGCTTCATCGCTTTGCGCCATTGTCTGGGCAACCTTGCGATCCGCTCTTGTGATCGGGCTGAAATACAAATCAACGACAGAGTCACCTGCCGCATTCTTCAAAACAAACTTACGGCGTTGGTTGAGATCAAATGCCTCAACCAACAAATCAACCGTGCGAGTCTTTGACGCTGACATTCAGCAAATAAACATGTATGCCCTAAAGCATAATG